ACGCTGTGCCTGACTTAACTTTGAGAATGTCGCCCGTCTCCAAGATGTACTTCTGACCTGCCAGCGTTTCCAGCGTTGTGTTGGCGGGAATGTCTACGTTCTCTAGAAGCTGATGCGTAGTTGATGCAGACGAATCAGAAAACTGCACCTGTACGCTCACTGCCTGCGTCGTTTTGTTGGCAATAGCCAGCCCTAGAACAACCGTTGTCGTGCTAGACGGGGCCGTATAAAGAGTGCTGTAAGCGGAGTGATTGGCGTTAGCCAGAGCCGCATTTTTAAATGTATTAGCCATAATTTATCCCAGTGCGATAGCTAGTGCGGTCGCTTCATCAGCAGTCGTTTTTTCGTCAATGGCCTCTTCCATGAGGCCAGCCGTTACGCGCAGTTCACACAAGTCGCTTGCCGAAAATGAACGCGCTGATGTGCTCTGTTGCGCCCGAACAACAGTTAAAGTGTTGCTGTTGATGGCGGTGACTTTGACAATCTCAAGATTCGCGGGCGTTGATGCCTCTGCGAGAGTCGCATAGGTGTAGTCCCCCGCTCCGAGAGTAGGGAAGTTCGAGGCGTCGGCTACCGTGACGCTCGTCGCAGACGTACTGAGCGAACCCGAGATTGTCGTCTTGGCGTTGTTGCTGAACTTAACCGCCATCAGAAAGCTCCTTTATCAGCTAACAGTGACTGTCCAGCTAACGGTCATGGAGTCAGACGCGCCTTTGTTCACGACAGAAAACACAGTACGGCAAAGCATCGTTCCCGAGCTTGAAGCGTTGAGGATGGCGGCTTCAGTGACCGCGCCCGTTCCCGTACCGGCGGCAAAGGTAGAGCTATAGGTCACAACCGCACCAGAGGCGCTGGCGCTGGTGGTAGTTCTACCCAACTCAGAACCGAGAGCCGTATCACCTGCGGCGGCGGCGGTAGAGCCACTACCCACAGCCATGTGACTCATGACGTTGGCGCTTGTGCCGATCATTCGAGAGGCAACAAACTCCTTGCCCGCCGTCACTACAAGGTTATCGATCTCTCGCACGACTTCGTCGTTCAGTGAGATCGTGAGCTTTCCGCTCATCTTCATTCCATCTTGAAACATTTCGTTTCTCCCTACTCGTTAAAAGCGAACGCATTAAATGCGCCTTGGTTAAAGACACTGCCAGCGCCGGAAACCAGCGTTACGGAAATTGATTCCGATACTGATGCGGAGTCAGACAGAGACTTGTTAAATTGGGAGGTCAGAGCCTCTTGCATAGCGAGAGTGTCTGCTACTGACCGTGCCGCACTGATCGCAATAGATTCAGCTATTGATGCGGAGTCGGATAAGGGTTTCGTGTGTGAGAACGCCAGAACATCTGACATCCCAAACACGTTGGCCTTATCCAGAAGCTGGGTAAGCTCTGAATCAAACAGATCGTCAATCGTGAAGGCGTCACTTAGCGAAGTGCTAAAGGCTTTCGACAACTGCTCAGATATAGAGACTGAGTCACTTTGAGACTTGCCCACCAGCAGGGTGCTTGTCTCGCTGACGCCTACCGAATCAGCCTCTCCCTTCGACGTACTGAGCGATGCAAGATCAGAGACCGTTATGGATTCTGACTTGCCGAACGAGAATGTCAGGGAAACAGATTCGGAAACCGAAAGAGACTCTGTGAAGTCGCGGTTGATAATCAGGAGCTTCGTAAATTGATCGGCCATCGAAACCGATTCGGTTAGCGACTTCTGCACAGAAAGAACAGAAAGCTCAGTAATGCCTAGAGAATCAGATGCAGACTTGCTGACCGACAGGCTCGCCAGATCGCTGAATGCAAAAGAGTCCTCAAAAAATCTGTTAAGAGACTCAGCAATAACCAGATAACTCGCGGCCATGCTGATGTAGTCAAGGCTTGCAGTTAGATCAGCAAACGAAACACGAAGAGATGTATTAACAGAATCGGAGGCGAACGAAATCGCCGTCCGCTCAGCAGACGCCTTAATCAGTTGATATGAATAGGCGGCTCTTAACATTAGTCGAAGTCATCCCTGATCTTCAGCTTCAGCAAATCGTTTACCGTCTGCTTGGCACCAGTGCTGTAAGTAACCTCTACCTCCGCCTCAAAAACGCCAGCCTCAGACAGGGTTCCGGAGGGGAAGTTAGTAGTGGCCTTGCCGCCTGATGCAGGACTTACAACCGTCATGGTGAGAGTGCTGGATACAGTCGTTGACCCAACCTTGCGGATTCTCATGCGCACAGTTGCGCCAGTAAGATCAATCGGATCCCAAGTCTCTGAGTTCTCCGGATCAAGCGTCTGTCCGGATGCCGCCTTGTTTGAATCTCGAAGGGTGACCGTCACCTCTGGTAGCGTGTCACCGACGACCAAGTTGATCGTGTCTGAATAAGCCATTAGATAAACGCCCTCGATTTAACAGTTAAGGCTCCGCCGCCGTAGCCGTAGCGCACCTCTCGAATCACTTGCCCTACTCTGGTGTCGAACAGAGACTTATTGCCCTGCGCTCCGCCCATGTCTGACCAAGGCTGGCCGCTCATCATCTGAAGCCTATAGATAGCGCCGTGAACTATGGCCTCTCGGTACTCCTTGCCGATGGTGTCTGGAATGCTGGTAGACGTAGATGTGGGCTTAACTGAGTACAGGACACTCAGTGTCTCGGCCTCTGCTGGGACTGGAGCCACATAAAAAAGCGTGTTGTCTCTCTGCGAGTAATACTGTGGCTTTCCGGTGTCTGAACCGTCTCCCTTGACCTCAAGCAACCGAGAATAAGAAACCGGACGCAAAGTCTGTCGATCACGATAAATATCGATAATGTGATTAAGCTCAGTGCCCGCTGGCATGGTCAGGTCATACTCATCGATGCCCGCGATAATCTGGATCGATTCTGGCTCGGGACGATAGGCGTCGGTCTTTAGGCAGAACTCAATTGCCGACTCACGAACTGCTCGCTCGATAAGAAAATCTGGAGCACCCCGCGCTTCTGTTCTGACGTAATCCGAGATATCAAGGTACTTCACTGCATATCTCCTACTCTAGGGTCAGCGGCAGAGTCGCCCTGCGTCTTAGCGCCAAGACCATTAACAAAGGATCGGTAGTGCATAAGGGATTTCTCCGCGTTGCCCGCGAACTCGGAGTCAATCTGGTATGCGCGATACAGGATGTAATCCAGCAAACCGTTGGCGTATGTATCGTCCAACGAGATCGTGGTTGCATCCGACGTGTAGTTGGACAGGGTCACATCTGCCGGAGAGACGCTGTAGATGACCTCTATCTGGAACGAATTTTCCGCCGCCGGATAAACATAAAAATTCTTCGGGTTGGATGCGTCGTAGATAAAGTGCTCAATCTTCCGCGTCGAGTCAGCCGTGGAGTTGTGCCAGTCGGGCAGAGACTCGTCGAGCATCTTTCTGCTTATTTGACAGATGGCCCTACCGTTTACGTTTCGAGTTACGTCGATAAGGCGAAGCGCACTGGCAGGCAACGTCTGCTTGCTCCCAGCCGCGCATGTGAAATTGGTGTTGGTGACATTGGCGTCAGGTCGATAGATGACGACCTCGCGCTGGCCATCATTAAAAAACTTCAGAAGATCTGCGTTGGCAAATCTCGTATTAGAAGTGTCCTGAAGGATGATGCTGGCACGATCCAGTATGTCATTAACCTTCGTCGTTGCCATCCACAGTCTCCCATTCGATCACTTCCAGATCTGGGTTCTTTGCAAAGATGGCGTCGTACTCAAAGGTGTTTCCAGTTACGACGTTGCGAAGCGTTTTCGGCATCCTTGCGGGCAGAACCTTTTCTGGCTGTTTTCCATTCTTGCGGAGTCTGTCAACTTGGTCTTGGAGGTCTGCCAACGTCGCTCTTCTGTCGAGCGTCACGTTGAACTCCTCCTTGGCCTCGATGTACAGATCGTCCTTCTCGGTATTTGTGTCTTCCACTTTCCTCTCCCTAAAGTGAAAAGGGGGAGGAAGACCTCCCCCTACTTCGGACTATTAAGTCCACTTACCTACAACGAGGGCATCAGGAGTTACGACCTTGCGACCGTAAACCTTCAAGCCGCGAACGCCGTCACCGAAGGTGCTCTCAAGGCGAACGGTCTCAGTGTTGGTGAACTGAGAAGCGAACGTGATTGCCTTGGGGTGACCCGCGAGGACGTGGGTGTAGCCTGAGTCGGCACCGCTAGAAGGCGTATAGAGCATGTTGCTCTGATACACAGTGAAGCGGTCGATCATGCCAACCTGACCATTACGGAGAGGCGAAGTCGCATCACCAGTCAGGTACGCTTGACGCAGTTCGCTCTGCTTGAGCAGTGAGACAAACTCAGGAGAAAGAACGATGAATCGACCTTCTTCTGGAATGTTCAACTCGTCCAAGTCCTTCGCCATGTCGAGCGTCTTTTCCAAGATGTTGGCGGCAGTAATCGAGGTCTGCGAACCAATAGTGGTTGCACCAGTCACGACATTAGCCAGAACGTCAGTCTCGACTGCGATACGCATAGACTCAGCGGCGTCCTTAGAAGCCTCTGCCAGCATATCGATGTCGCCCTGTGCAGACAGAACGTCGTCGATCTTGAACGCATAGCTCTTAGCCTGATCGATCAGAAGCTCGACAGTGCTGGTAGTGAGGTTTGCGTATGAAACCGTACCAGTGTAGTCGGCAACTGATACTGCGGGCACGGTTCGGATGTGAACCTTATCGCCCTGACCAGAGATCTCGCCCTCAAAATCTGTATTCGAGATCGCGGGGAGTACGGAGGAGTTGTAGAACTTAGCCTGCAACAGTTTTGAAAAGACTTCTGGAATGAAGCCGCCCTGATTAGCCGCGTAAGTAAACGCCGCGCCAGAGCCATTAGCACCAATAGCCATTGTTAAATACCTCTATGCAAGAGTTGTATTAACGCCGGATTTGACCTTGCCTCCATGCGTCCATCAGTGCGTCTTGGTTCGCCTCAAAATCTTGAAGCGACATCCGCTTGATGTCAGCCGCAGACCAGACCTTTTGTCCGGCACCAGTATCGGGCTTTCTGGATTTAGGGAGCTTTGGCTCTGCCGCCGCTTTCGCCTTTTCCAATGCCCGCTCTTGCGGCGTCTGCTGACCGATTCCCATGTCGCTCTTGAACTTGTACAGGGCCGCATTCACATCGTTCGATGAGCCGGATTCGATC